TTGTTTGCCGACATCGTGTCGATTGCGTCCTTTTGCGGGGAGCTGATCAGCGCCGAACTGTATATAGGCGATGTGCCGGAGGAGAAGACGCTGCCGGCCTTGGCGTTCCCGCCGCCGCGGATTGCAGACAGCCCGGGCAACCTGGTGTCGTTCCGCAAGACGTATACGCTAGTGATCAAGGTGTTCGAGGAGACCGACAGCAAAGCATTTATGACAGCCGACAGCATAGCGGACGCGATCCGCGCGCCGAGGTACCGGATTCCTTGCCTCGCCGAGGATGGTGCAAGGACCGGCGAGTTCATTCGAATTGACAAGCTCGATCTTCAGATGGGCGGCACCGGAGAAGCTCAATTAACGCTGGAGTGGTCCAGACAGATCGGCTTTGAAAGGGAAACGTACGAGAAAGTAAATACCGTAACGGTTACGGAAAGGATGAAAAGCGATGCCTAGACCTAGAAAAAGCGAGGTCCAGCCGCCACCGGCGCAAGTACCCGGGGATGCGCTCGAAAGCGCGCCGGCTGCCGCGGGATTAGAAACGGCGGAGACGCGTTATACGGCGGAAAGCCTGCGCCGAAACGCGCGGGAGCTATTCCGGGTAAATCCGGAAGTGGTTGACGGTGCTTTATACGGAGCAAGCGCTCATGAGCTGACCATTGCGGAAGCGCAAGCGCTGATCAACGCCTATATGCAAAGGGAGGTTCGTTAAGATGGCGGGAGGAACATGGATTCAAGGCGTGGAGAAGGTAAGACCGGGATTGTATATGAACTTCAAGATCGCCGCGCTCGAGCGGATCAAATCCGGCGAGCGAGGCACGGTAACGATGCCGCTTGAGCTGGGCTGGGGGCAGTCGAAAACGTTCCTGAAGATTGAGACCGACAGCGATGTGCTTGAGCTGCTTGGCTACGACATCAACGATCCGAAGATGATCAAGGTGCGCGAAGCGAAGAAGCGGGCGAAGACGCTGCTTCTCTACAGGCTGAATGCCGGCGAACGTGCGAAGGTGACATTTGGCGCGGATACTAACGCCGTAACGGCAACGGCCATACATACCGGATCAAGAGGCAATGATATTGCCATAGCTGCAGAGGATGACCCGTCCGGAGCGGCAAAGAAGCTGGTTAAAACGCTGGTGAGCGGCCGTGTTGTTGACCAGCAGCTCGTCGGCAGCGCGTCCGAGCTGAAGGCTAACGCTTGGGTAACGTTCTCCGGTACGGGCGGCGTTGATAAGACAGCGGGCTCCCCGCTTGCGGGAGGTACAAACAGCTCGGTAACGGGCGGAGATCATACGGAGTATCTGGAAGCGACGGAGACGCAGCATTTTGACGTTATCGCCTATCCATTCTCGGATGATAATCTCAAAATCTCGTTTATATCGTTTATCAAGCGGATGCGCGAGGAAGAAGGCAAGAAAATTCAAGGCGTTATCGCGTCGCCCGTAAAAGACGGAGCATTCTCCAATATTTCGGACTATGAAGGAATCGTCAGCGTTGGCAACGGCGTGGTATTGCTGGACGGCACCACGCTGAGCGCGCTGGATGCCGTTGCCTGGGTAGCCGGAGCTACCGCCGGAGCTTCGATCATTCAGTCCAATACGTACAGCGCTTATGAAGGAGCGGTTGACGCGAATCCGCGTCTGAAGAACAGCCAGGTGATCGAGGCGCTGAAGAAAGGCCAATTCGTCTTTGTTCACGACGGCGTGAAGGTGAAGGTCGAGCAGGATATCAACTCTCTCGTATCCTATTCGCAGACCCGCAACGGCCGCTTCTCGAAAAATCGCGTAGTCCGCGTGCTGGACGCGATTGCGAATGATTTTGCACGGGTCGCCAACGACAGCTATATCGGCAAAATCGATAATAACGGAGACGGCCATGCCCTGCTCAAGGCTGCCGCCAATCAATATTTGCGTGATCTGCAGGATGCCGGGGCAATCCAGAACGTTGATTTTATTAAAGATTTCGAGATCGACACGGTCCGATCGGTCGGGGACGAAGTGTATGTCAATCTGGGCATTCAGCCGGTAGACAGTATGGAGAAATTTTTCTTTACGGTGGAGGTGCGATAATCGATGGCAAAATTCCGTGCGGACAATACGATCAACGGCCGGGAAGCAAGACTGTTTATTGACAGCGAGGAAATCGGCTACGCCAAGTCGTTTGAAGCGACGATCGAGAAGAACAAGGTGGACGTGGCCGTTCTCGGCAACCGCTGGCTTGGCAAGAAGACAACATCCTTAAGCGGTACCGGTACGTTGACGCTTTATAAAGTAACGACCAAGTTCTCCAAAATGCTGCTGGAATACGCAACCTCGGGCAAAGATGTGTATTTCACGCTGCAGGGCGTGCTTGACGATCCGGGCTCCGGCCGCGGTACAGAACGCATAACGCTGCTGAACTGCAATATTGATTCGGTAAAGATCGGACAGTTCAACGTAGAAGCCGAAGTGCTGGAAGAGGAAATTCCGTTTACCTTCGAAGGTGCCGAAATACCGGAGGCTCTTAAGGACGGCTTTGAATAATACTCTCTAACTCGGAAGGGGAATGGACCATGACAACGGCAACAAAATCGATGAATGTGTTCATGAAGGGCAAGGCGAAGCAGGCAGCTATCGAGGAGATCCTCGTATCGCGGCGTTTCGAGGATGAAGAAGGCAACCCGATTCCATTCAAGCTGAAAGCTGTGGACACTAAGCGGATCGAAGAGCTGCAGGACGAATGCACGGTACCGCAATTCAAAAAAGGCAAGAAAGTCGGCGAAGAAGTGGACTGGAAACGGTTCGCCTGCCGTCTGGCCGTTGAAACAACCGTTTATCCGGATTTCCGCGATCAGGAGCTGCTGGGCAGCTACGGTCTGGTGGACCCATGCGATCTGGTCAAAGAGATTCTGAACGTAGGCGGCGAATACGCCGAGCTTATTCAAGCGGTTCAGCGCGTGAACGGCTTTGATACGGACTTTGAAGAGCTGGTGGAAGAAGCAAAAAACTAATCCGCAGTGGTGATTATCATGCCCTGATCTCCCACCGGGTCTGGCAGAAGCATCATCTTCCCCCGCAGGAGCTTTGGCAAATGGATGATTACCACCGCGCTTTTATTTATGCCTCCGAGTTTACGGAGATCGAAGCGGAACGAAAGGCAGCGCGCGCGCAGGGCCGCAAGTGAGCCCATGCAAGCGGGAGAGGAAGGAGGCGGTTAGGAATGGCAGCCGCAGCCGCACTGACAGGCGCAGGATTTAAACTGGCTCTCAAAAAAGGCGCAAAGAAAAAAGGAGCCTCCGTTTTTTTGAACAGCTTTAAAACCTTTAAGAAGCAAGGCCTTGGCAAGCAGGCGGTGCAGGCTATCTTCGGCAAGAAGACAGCCGCAAAGCCTCCTGCCGGGGCCGAAGAGAAGAAGCCAACGTTCGCCGATCATCTGAAGAGCATGCAGGAGGTGTTCGGCGGAGTTGGCGAGCAGTTGAAAAGCTTCGGTACCGCTACCGTTGGCGCAGCGGCAGATCTTGAAACCGACAGGATTGGCTTCGACTTTGTGGTCAGCAAGCTAAAGCCGCCTGGCGGCAAAGGCGGGAAAGGGAAGGGGCCGGCAAGCGCCGCCGCCCTTCAGAAGTCATTTGCCGATTATTGGACGGCGCTGCGGGATAATGCCCAGACAACCGCGTTCTCGGCCGATGATGTGCTCAAAGGCGGTACCCAGGCTATTAAGCTGACTAAAGGCGATACGGGCAAGGCGATGCAGCTGGTCAAGCTGGCGGAGAATATGGCTGGCTTTAACCCCGGCAAGACCGTCGCCGAAGCCATGGAAGCGATTGAAGCCGCGAACGGCAAGGATTACAAGAAGCTGGAGGAATTCGGCTTCGAATTTAAGAAAGGCAGCTGGAACAAGTTCCTGACGGATGCGGGCAAATGGTTCGATGGCGGCTCCAAAAAGCTGAACGAATCGGCGAACGGCATGTGGGAGATCGTCACGGAGGGCCTAAAGGGCTCCCTGCAAAATGCGGGAGTTGCCGCGCTGGATCAGGTGAAGCCCATCATGCAGCGGCTCGTAACCTGGCTGACGAACGGCGGCTTCAAGAAGCTGGAGAACATAGCGGCCAAGACCGTAGACGTTCTGGTGAAAAGCTTCTTATGGCTTGCCGATGTGCTGGGTCCGGTATTTGGCTGGCTGGAAAAGGCACTCGATTGGGTTAGCGCCAACTTCGACTCGTTAAGGCCTGTTCTGAACGGACTTGTAGCAGCCTTTGCCGCCTTTACGGTCATCTCTACCGTTGCTTCTATCATCTCGGGGATAGGCGTCTTTATTGGCCTCTTGTCCAATCCGATCTTCTGGGTGGTTGCCGCCATCGGTCTGCTCACGGCAGCCTGGACGGGTAACTGGGGCGGCATTCAAGATAAGACCAAGGCGGCTATCGCCTGGATTGTGTCTGCTTATAACGGCTTTGTTCAATCGATGAAGCAATTTATCGCGGATACCAAGCAGCTGTTCTCCGATCTTGGCGCCTGGATGAATCAGCTATGGTCGAATGCCGTAACCGGCGTACAGCAATTTGTGAACCAACTGGTTACGGGAACGATTGCACGCTGGAACCAGCTCGTCAGCACGGTTACCCAGCTTGGCGCGCAGCTGCAAGCTTGGCTGACCCAGACCTGGAGCAAGATCGTATCGGTGACGACGCAGCTGCTCACGCAGGCCTGGCAGGCGGTCAGCGCGGCCTTCCAATCCGTATGGGCAACCGTTTCCGGCGTCATGATGCGAATCTTCCAATTCTATTCGCTTGTCTGGAACGGCATGGTGAAGATCGTCTCCGGAGCGGGATCCTTTATCTTCAACACCGTCCGTTCCGCCTTCCAATCGGTGAGCGGCATCATTACCGCCGCTTTCGACACCATTGTTGGGATCGGGCAGGCGGCGATGGATATGCTGCGAGGCATATTCAAGGGCGTATGGCAGGGAGCCGCCGGCGATCATCAAGGGGCTGTACAGACGATCCGGAACGCGGTCATGGGAGCAATCGGCAAGATAGGCAGCCTGCTTACCGGCTTTGCCGCCAAGTCGATTCATTACGCGAAGGCCTTCGTATACGGGTATGTGTCTGGGCTAGGTCAGCTCTATCAGACGGTAAAGGGCGCAATCATGCCGGTATGGCAAATCGTCACGCAGGTTTGGGGCGCCATCTCAAGCTTTGTCGTGTCGGCTGTCCAGACCGCATGGTCAGCCATTCAAAGGGCATGGGATTCTATATCCGCTTTTGTTGGGAATGCCTTCAATACGGCTATTGATGCGATTAGGCGAGGCTTTTGGAGCGCGGTCGGCTTTGTGAAGACGGCTGTGCAAACGATCAGGCAATGGCTAAGCAACGCAATTGACGCGGCAATTGCCTTTGCGATTCAAAGCTTTCATTCTTTTGTCGGCTTTATGAAAGCGGCGGGGCCGGCAATCGTCGAATTTATCAAAAGAACCTTTGAAGCGGTTATCGATGCTTCCGTCAAAGCTTTTTTTACCGTGGTGGAGACATTGGAGTCGGCCATGCGGTCGCTGTGGTCGGTCATTACGAACACGATGACGGCGATAAAAGCCTTTTTCATCGAAACCTGGGGCATTGTCTCCGCGGCTGTCGTCAACGCCTTTACAACGATGTACAACTGGGCGGCTAGCACGCTAGCTGCGCTATGGGGGGTTATTTCGCCCGTACTGACGGGCATCGGCGAATTTACCGCTCTGATGTGGGGAATCGTAGTTGGCGCCTTTGCTTGGGGAGTGCGGATCGTCTATGACCTGATGACCGGCTTCGTTCAGCAGGCGATGTCTTTCGGAACGCAGTTTATGGAAAGTCTCATTCAAGGCTTTCAATCGATGTGGGGGACGCTTGTCCAGACGGTGCAGCAAATATGGGATTCGGTCAAGTCGATCTTCGGCAGCGCCACGGCAACGGTGAATATGGCGGTTACGCCTATTAACGGCAGCCACCTGAACGGTTTGAACCGGGTGCCTTTCAACGGTTACATTGCCGAGCTCCACCAAGGCGAGATGGTGCTCACCTCGGAGCAGGCGAATCAGTACCGCGGCGGTCAGCTTTCGGCGGAGCAGCAAAGCGCGATGCTTCAGCCTTACGGCCCTTCCGGCGGAGGCTCGGTGAACAATTCGAAGTCGATCGAGATTGCAAACCTGGTTGGCGAGATTCACGTTCATGACGAGGCGGACGAGGACCGTTTTATCGAGAAGCTGAAACGGATGCTGGAAGAGGATTTATTAACGGAAGGAGAAGGCGTGTATGCCGGTTGAGTTCTGGTTCACCTATAACAACGGAGCGGAATCGCTGTGGCTGCCCGTCAATCCTTCCGAACTGAAGGTGACGGCGGGCTCCGCGAATGAAACGGTAACCGTTCAGGGACTTGGCCAGGTGACGGTCATTCAGGATCCGGTGCTGAAGACGTACGAATTCTCCTCCCATTTTCCCCAGCATTACGGTCCGTATTGCGCCTACAAGGATATTCCTCCTCCCAAGAAATGCGTCGACCAGCTTGAAACCTGGAAGTTCAGCGGCTTTCCCGTCCAGTTCGTCATTATTAATCCCGAAGGGCAGAAGCTGACGGTGGCGGTAACGATCGAGTCGTTGTCTTACCGCGAGATTGCCGGCGATATCGGCAGCATCTACTATGAGCTGTCTCTTCGGGAGTTCAAGTATACAAAGCCCCGTACGATCGAGACGAAGGAAGAGAACGGGCAGAAGGTTGCGGAAATCAGCAGCAAGGGGCAGCGACCGAACCAGACCGTGAAGCCTACCTCTTATACCGTCAAAAAAGGCGATACGTTATGGGCCATCGACCGGATGGTCGGGGTGCCTTACGAGAAAATTGCCGCGGCCAATGGCATTAAACCGCCCTATACTATTTATCCGAACCAAGTGCTGGTGATTCCATGATCCGGGTCATGCTTGTCGACAACGGCAAAACAACGGATGTCACTACGCTTGTGGAAACGGTTGAATGGTCGGGCAGCTCCCAGAAGGCGGTGCGAAAGCTGGCGGTCAGCCTGCTTTTTGCCAAGGAGGGCGAGGTCAGTCCTGCCATGATCCCTAACGGTTCCGGCATTATGCTGCATGACGGGGAAGAGGAGCTGTTTCGCGGGATTGTCTTTAACGCCGAATACAAGCCCGGGAAGCTAAGCTTAACCGCGTACGATCAGTTAATCTATCTCTCGAACAACAAGGACTCTTACGTGTTCAAGAGCATGAAGGCTTCGGCGATTCTAAGCAAGCTGTGCACGGACTTTTCCATTCCGGCAGGAACCGTCGAGGATACCGGCTATGTTATCCCTTACCTGGTATGCGATGAAGAGACCTTGTTCGATATGGCGAAAAAAGCGCTTGCGATCACTTACCGGCAGAAAGGCATCCGCTACTCGCTGTATTCGAAGGAAGGGAAAGTACAGCTCGTGCCGTACAGGAAAAACAGCCGGAACTGGGTCATCGAGACCGGCATTAACCTTATCGATTATTCGTACGGCGAATCGATTGAAGAGACCGTTACGAAGGTGAAGCTGCAGGGCGGCGAGGAGAAGCAGACGATTATTGCCACGGCGGAGAACAAATCGCTGCAGAAGCAGTTTGGCGTCCTTCAGCATTACGAGAAGGTAAAGGAAAAGCAGAATCGCGCGCAGCTGCAGGAAGCGGCGGATCTCTTGCTCGCCGAGAAAGGGAAAGTCAAGAAATCCCTTAAGCTTGACGAGGTTATCGGAATATCAGAGGTTATTGCGGGCACCGCTATCGTGGTGAAGGTTCCGGAGCTCGGCATAGAACGGACCTATGCCGTAGAGGAAGACAATCATCAGTTTAACGGCCGTTATCACAAGATGTCCCTGACCTTAACCGAGATGACCTGAATGGATGGAAAGCAGGTGAACCGAAGTGTCACTAGGCGAGCTGATCAGGCAGCACAGCATGAAGAGCGCCCGGTCGCTGAAGATGCTGGAGCTGATGGAGGCTGAGGTCACGAAGGCTCCGCCGGAGCTGGAGATAAAGCTGAAGGGCAGCGATAAGCTGATCATCCCGAAGGAGCTGATCGTTGTCGCCGAGCATCTATGCGAGGTGAAGCAGAAGGTCAACCTGAACGCGGGCAGGCAGACGGATGTCGGAAAGCAGTCTTTTGAGGTGACCATTGCAGAGGTGCCGCACACGGTGCCGCCTCCTACTCCAGATACTTCTCCCCATGGCCATCCGAAGACGATGCTTGAGGTGGCATTGAAGAACAGAAGCTTCGATATGAAGGAAGGCGAGCTTCAATACATCAATGACGATAAGAAGGATGATCTATTGAAAGAGGGCGACAAAGTCATGGTGATGACCTTTGAGGGCGGTCAGAAGTTTTTCGTCATCGACCGGATTGTCCAATATTAAACGAAGGCAGGTGCATCCATGTCGCTTGGGGACTTGATTAAACAGCATAGCGTCAAAAGCATCCAGGCGATGAAGCTGCCGGAGCTGATGGAAGCCGAGGTTGTCTCGGATCCTCCCGATTTGAAGATCAAGCTGAAGGGCAGCGACAAGCTGATTATTCCGAAGGAGCTGATCGTGGTTGCCGAGAGGCTGTGCCAGATCAAACGAAAAGTGAATCTGACTAACAGCGGGGGAACGACGATTGGCACTCAGAAATTCGATGGTGATACGGGAGTATCGTCCACCTTCACGCATACCCATCCTTACTCCGTTGAAGTCGGCCTCAAAGATAGAGATTTCAGCCTAAAGGAAGGCGAAATCCATTACATCAACGACGACAAGAAGGATGACGTGCTTAAAGAAGGCGACAAAGTGATGGTCATTGCGTTTGAGGGCGGACAAAAGTTTTTTGTTTTCGACCGGATCGTAACCTATTAACTGCTTACAGGAAGGCGGAGAGCAAATGGGGCTTACCCCCGATATCGGGTTTCCGGATGTTATCGTGAAGAAGAAGCCGGTCTTGCGCACCTACAGTCTTGATCTGGAGACGGGTGAAATCGGCCGGCAAATCGATGGCTTGGATGCCATCAAGCAGTTTGTACATAAAGCGATTCAAACGATCCGCTTTGCCTATCCCATCTACTCGCAGGACTACGGGTGCGAGGTGCAGCTGATGCTGGGCAAGGCTTATACGCAAGGTTTTATTCAGGTAGAGATGAGCCGGATGATAACGGAAGCCCTTGTTTACGATGAACGAATAAACCGTGTCTATGATTTCGAGATCTTGTGGGAAAACGACGAGGTGAAAGCTGCCTTTAAGGTGGATTCCACGTCGGGTTTGATCCGGTACGAGGGAGTGTTGTAGCTTGGACGGTACAAATACGCTTAGCTTCGAATCGAAGCTGCAGCAGCTGCTGGACCGGGTGGATAACGGGCTGGACAAAAGCGAAGGCTCGATTATCTACGATGCCCTTGCGCCAATCGCCATGCAGCTATGGATTGAGGAAAGCAAGTTTCGCAGCATACTGGAGCAGGCTTTCGCCGTTACGGCAGAGGGGCGTTTTCTCGATTTAATCGCAAAAGACTACGGTCTTGAACGGACGCCGGCTGCGGCAGCCTGGGTCGAATTGACGTTTACCGGTATCCCGGATGCGGTTATTCCGGAGGGGACAACGGTTGGTATCGAGAACTCGGATATCTCTTATGCCACAACCGCGGAGGCGGTGATCGGAAGCCAAGGGAAAACAACGGTGACGGCAAGGTGTAAACAGCCCGGTGTTATCGGCAATGTAAAAGCGGATACGATCCGTCTCTTATTTGATCCGGTCAAGGATATTTGGACGGTTAACCATATAGCTCCCGCTGCTGGCGGCTTGAATCAGGAATCCGATGAATCCCTTCGCGGCCGCATTTTGTACCAGAAACGAAATCCCGAGCATGGCGGAACCGAATCGGATTACAAACGCTGGGCGTTGTCCGTAACCGGCGTCACTTACGCGGAGGCGATCAATTGCGGCCGCGGCCTCGGAACGGTGGATGTTGTTGTTGGCGCCGACGGCGATCTGGAGCATGTGTGCCTCGAGGTGCGGAAGCTGATTGAGTTGAAGAAGCCGCTTGGGGTGGATGTCATCGTGAAGCCGGTTATTCCGGAGCCGATGACCGTAAAGGTCAAGGTCATTGGATTAAATGAGGCAGCAGCGAAAAATGCCGTTTACGCATACCTCAGGAAGGTCGATATCGGCGGAACGATCTACTTGTCCAAGATTGTCGCGGCTCTTATTGCGGCCGGGGCGGAGGATGCTTCCATTCTTGAACCCAAAGCGAATTTGGAGCTGCCGATTGACCGGAGCCTTCAGGCGGAGGTGATTATCGTATGACCTCGCCGCTAATTCAATATTTGCCTGACTATTATCACGAGAGCAGGCAGATGAATGCGATTATGGATGCAGCGGGGCCGGATATTCCTGATGTGGAAGGGAGGCTGCTGCATTCGCTGTTTTTGTCCGAATCACCGGACGAGTGGCTTTATTTGTGGAAGCAGGAGCTGCAGGAGGAGGACCGGGAAGCGCTTCTTGCCAAGCTGCGCTCTTCCGGTACCTTGAACCGGGAAACGATTGATGCGCTTGGCTTGTCTGCGCTCGAGACATTCCGGCTAAGTCCGGATGACGGCTACACCTTATCGGGCGACGACGCGATGTTCCCGGACGGCGAGTTTTTTGGTCCGCTAATTACCGCGATTTACGTGAATCCGGACCAGGTCGAGATCGTCCGCAAGCTGATTCAGATCAGCGGCTTTGCGGGTTTCAAGTATTGGCTTGCCGTTATGCTGAAGCAGACGGTGAAGCTGGACAATTCGAAGGCGGGGACCATGCGCAGCCTGTATCCGGGACCGGACCGGGAAACAAAGCTGAATTATGATGAGGTCAGCGGGAATAAGGTCAGCACGGGTTCCGTAGCGGCCATATATACAGGAATCAGTAAAGCGGAAGCAAAGCGGGGTGCTTGGTGGTCGCCGGGCGTGTTTTTCACCGATGAGCTGTACTTCACGGAGAAGGAGCTGCGGATCCAGCAGTCCGCAGTTACCATTGCTCCGGCGAATCCATAGGAAAGGCATACGAAGTAAGAATTATCGCACGTGAGCGCGAGATTCTTTTTAGGAGGAGTATGAGATGGGAGTCAGTTACACGGCTTCGGTCGCCGGGATGCGGGCGTTTCAGGCGCTGCATCTCGTCCGCACCGACAATATTTGGATCGGAATCGGCAAGCAGTCAACTTGGAATGAGACCGACACGGTACCCGAGGTATCAGGCTCCTCGCAGCTTAATGAGCCGATCGGCTACAAGAAGGCTGAGAAGGTCCGCTTTGTTATCCCGGATCCCGAAGGGGATATTATCCAGTTCGAGCAGCGTTGGAAAATGATCACGGAGGAGGAAGCCATGTCCGGCCTCGTTCGCTGGGTTTATGTTGCGGCCTGGATTACCGGTACGGAGCTGCCGGCTGTCAGCTACCGGCAAAGTGCCATTGTAACGGATTTGGTTCTGGCCGAGAGCACGTTGCCCGGCAAGCTTGCCGTTACCGCGGAGGAGGTAAGCAGCCACGGTTATGCCCTCGTCGTCAACAACCGCTCGCCGATTCACCGGACAGAGGACCAGCGGGAGTTTCTTGAATTTATCGTAGAGTTCTAGGAGGAACGTTCATGAGCATATACAATCGTTTCGCCCCGGACAAACGCTGGGTCGCTCTGCAGGCGCAAAGCGGCAGGCGTTTGCAGTCGGCTGAATTAAACGAGATGCAATCGCTCTCCTTATACCGGGATAAGCGGATGGGCGACGTTATATTCGGCTCGGGCCATATGATCGAAGGCGGACAAATTTACGTCCAGGATGATAAGAAGAAAGTCATTATTTTTCCCGCAACCGTCTATTTCGACGGCGTGATTCACGATATCGGCGAGAGAATCATTCCGATTACGGGTCATGGCGAGGAAATTATCGGCCTTAAGATTACCTATACAACCGTCACTTACGAAATGCAAAAAGAGCTGCTCGATCCGGCTGTAGGTTACGCGAACTTTGGCTCGCCGGGGATGGATCGGCTGGTTGCGACGCCCGAGTGGGTGTTAAACGACGCGGCGGCTATTCCGATGTACCGGCTGGCTGACGGGGAAGTCGTTACCGCCAAGGTTCCGCCGGAGCTGGAAGGCTTTACGCCGGTACTTGCCAGAAGAACCTACGATGCAAGCGGAAGCTTCCTGGTCTCGGGGATGGACGGCTTTATCGAACCGGCAGAAGGCGATTACGTAACGCTTGTCATTGAAGCGGGCAAGGCTTATGTGCTGGGCTACGAGATTAATAGATTGGTTCCGACCCGGATCAAGCTGAAGAAATCGCTCGATTCGCGCAGGGTATCGGACGAAGTGAAAACCTTCGCTGCCGGCACGACCCGTTACTCGCTGAACAGCAAGCCGGTAAAGGCCATTCAGGAAATTACCGCCAGGGTGAGACTATCGGATATCAGCATGACGAGAGGCGGTTCCTCCGCACAGGATGCGCTTCCCGCAGAGGCCGTCGTTGATATTGTGAGCATCGTGCAAGGGACAAAGACCTACGTGAAGGGCAAGGATTATCAGCTTACCGAGAATAGCGTCGACTGGTCTATCGGCACGACACGGCCAAATATCGGGGAGACGTACCGCGTAACCTTCGAGTATATGAAGCAAATGGCGCAGGGCACGGACTACAAGCTGGAGGCAGGTAAAAATGAGGTCACCTGGCTGAACGGCGATCTTCCGGTTGCCGGCTCGATCTTTAACGTAACGTACGATTACTATTTATCCCGCAAAGACGCTTTCTATTTGACCGCTGACGGGCAGATCCGGATTGTAACCGGGCAATCCGATATTCACCCGCCTTCGCCGCCCGTGCCGCCGGATGTTCTGGAGCTTGGCGAGCTGCAATATCCGCCGGCAGGCTCCGACGTTGTTGTCGTGAACAACAAGCCGAAACGGCTGACGATGCTTGAGCTTCGCTCCCTGCTGGACCGCCTGGAGCGGGCGGAATATAACCAGGCGATGCTGGAGCTGGACCGGACGGCGCAGATTTCGGATCCGGCTACTTTTAAGAAAGGCTTCTTTACCGATAACTTCACGAACTTTGAGCGCGCCGATCTCGAGCGAGGCTTTGATGCCATGATTGACCCTTCGAATCAAACGCTGCAGCTGCCGGTAAACCAGCTTTTCTTAGAAATGGAAGTCGAAAGTCTGGATTCGGTGCATCAGCATGAACGGCTCCTGACCCTCGACTATGCGGAGCAGCTCATCATTGATCAGAGCTATGGAACGGAGGCGCTTAACGTCAATCCGTATCAGGTGTTTGGCTCCCAGGCCACGATCCGGCTGACGCCTTCCCAGGATTCCTGGGTGGAGACATCCTACATCTATCAGACGGTATGGGGCTGGTGGGATGCTTGGTGGACCGGCAACCGGACGGAGACCCGCGTCATTCTGGACGAGAATATTCCGTTTATCCGTCAGCGGGTTGTAACGGTGTACGGCGAAGGCTTTGAACCAAACAGCAATAACCTGCAGGCCACCTTTGACGGCGTGGACGTAATGCTGGTTCCGGCGAATAGCTATGAAGCGGGAACAAAGCCCGGCACGATAAAGGCCAATGGCGCAGGCAAATTTGTCGCTACCTTTGCCATTCCGCCGAACATCCGGACAGGTACGAGGGAAGTTCGTATTTTTAACTACGTGTAGGAGGGGTAAAAGTGGCCCAGATTCAAAATGAATCAAGAACCTCTTATGTTGGCGTCGGCCGTAAGCAGATTATCGAGCAGACCTTCTGGCAGGTGCCGTGGTGGAATCAGATTGATCCGCTTGCCCAGACCTTTTTGCTGCCGGAGGAGCGGTTCGTTACAAGCATCGAGCTCTTTTTCGAAACCAGGGATGCGGATGCATCGGGAGGCAGCGCTTATAAGGCAAAGCCGGTTACGGTACAGCTTCGCAACGTGGTGAACGGTTATCCGGGAACAACCGTCCTGGCCTCCAAAGTACTGGAAGCCGGCTCGGTAAAAGTATCGCTGAAGGGCGACGTGCCGACCAAGTTCGCGTTCAGCGATCCGGTACTGCTTCAAGCCAATGTGGAATACGCCGTTGTGGTACTGACGGGCTCGAGCCAATATCGGGTGTTTGTTGCAAAAATGTCCGGCAAGGATCTCGCGAGCGGCAATATCGTCTCGCGTCAGCCGTACACCGTTGGATTGCTCTTCTCGAGCTCCAACGCGACGGCTTGGACCCCTCATCAGGATATGGATTTGAAGTTCCGCCTGTATGCTGCGGAGTTCAAGAAGCCGTCCGGAATCCTGAAATTCGGAAAGCTGCCGCTGCCGATCTCCGTCTCTCAACTACTGCTCTCGACAAGCCAGGTCGTTCCGCAAGGCAGCAATCTGCAATGGCAATGGTCGTCGGACGGAGCCAATTGGTATGCGCTTAACGACGCGGGAGTAACCGCCCTCGGTACGATGACCAAGGACGTTTACGTTCGCGCACTGTTGTCGGGCAACGCGAAGAGCTCGCCGGTCATCCAGACCGGTGCGATTGGTGCCGGGGCTTTGTCCTATAAAGCAAACGGCACCTATGTCAGCAAGGAATGGTTTACGAACGAAACGTTTACGAAGATTACCGTCTACGTCGATTTCCATACGCCTTCAGGAACTACGCAAACCGTAGAGTACAGCGTGGACGGAGCGGCTACTTGGGTAGCTTTTCCAACGCCTAGGGTAAGCCAGCAGTCAGGCGTCTATACGCAGTTCAAATATGAAGGAACGGTCGCAGCCTCGCAGAAGGTCCGGATCCGCATTAAACAATCGAATTCGGTAAACAGCCAAGCGGAGACGCCGCGGGCTAAGCGGCTGATGGTAACTTTATCTTAGGAGAAGCGGGGGAGTAGCGATGAGCAAGACGAACCGAATTAATCTGGATCCGGCTGCCCCGGACAGCTTATATGCCGGTGCGCAGAAGGTGAATCAGGCGCTGGATGAGACGGAAGAGCAGCTCGAGCGGCTGAAGAAGGAAATGAACGTGAAAATAAGCAACGCGCTTTGCCTGCATTGGATGGGGGAATAGCATATGGCGTATGAAGTCTATTCCGCGGTGGATTTATACGCGGGACAGCCGGGCGTAACGTTGACGGAGCTTGTGACGCTGCAGCAAAAGACGATTCTGAAGAGCATCGTCATCCATAACACGACGAGCATAGGCGCCAAGCTGAAGCTGTACATTATCCGGCCGGGAAAAACGGCAAGCGCCGAAACCCAGCGGATTGGGACCAGCATCAGCGGCGAGGATACCGTCAAGTTTTCTTTTGAGACGGTGCTGCCGAAAGGAACAAAGATAGCGGCGTCTCAAGCTGTTGCCGGCGCCTTGTCGCTCGATATCTCCGGAGTCGAGGTGATTCCGGGTGTATAG